GTGTTTAAATTGCTTTCAAAAATAATTTGCCAGCTTTGACTAGGAGCATCGTATCTTAATCCAAATGATTCATTTGAGAAAATTAAATCATTCATCTCTGTAATAATACCCGAACTTAATGTTGTTGAAAACTCAGGAATAATCTGAGCAATTATAGCATTGCTAGGAATTGACTTACTTAAAATAATTGGACCTAAGCCCGAAGCCTGTAATGTAGTACCTGCGCCAGATACTGACACCACTTCGGCCCATAGATATGATGTGCCACCTGCAGGAATACTTGTTCCTGCAACTAAAATGTTGTTTCGATTAGTATTAAAATAATAACCCGTTGGTGCAATAAACTGAATCAACGATCCAGGTGTAACATATAATAAGTTTGTTTGAGTGTATGTGCCAACCGGAGCAACGGTTGATGAACCAGTGTAGCTAACATATCCGCTTGAAGAATTGTTATCATTTGTTACAGCGTTCCATTGAACTCCATTACTTCCTGCAATAATTGTGTTAATAAAATTCTGATAGAAGAAGTTTCTTAAATTAGGATCTTGCAATATTGGAAGAACTGTATTTTCAATTACTCCTGAAATATCAGTTTGTGTAACATAGGTAAATGTAGTACCGGAATTATATTGTTGTTGATAAATTACCCCATCGTCGGCAAACAAATTAGTTGTACTATACTTTCCAGTCGGGTCTGTTAAATCAAAGTAACGACTAATGCCGCTCGATGTACGGTTAATAGATTTTACTTTTGCAACTTGCAAACTTGCAGACAACGGACTAATGTTATAATCCTCGCCAGTAATCATACGGTTTTGTGTGTAATATGTTTGCGGTGCATTTTGCTGAATGCTTGCATTTGTTTCTGTCGGTGTTGCATTTACAACCGATGTTGCAAGATTTAAAGTAATTGTTAGTGTCTCTGGTTGTCCGGCTGCACTTGTGTATGGAACTGAAATAGAAACGTTAGTGATATCGCTAGGGTTAATAGTGTATGCCAACCCGTTGCTAATACGGTAATAACATCTAAATGATCCATTAGGTAATGCTCCGAATGTACCATCAGCAAAGTTTAATGTAATTGCATCATTAACTTGAGTAGTAACACTATAAACAGTTTGTGTGTTCTGATTTAATGTGTTATAGATAATGTTGTTACCTGTTAATGCAGGAACTTTAGACCATAAAACTGACTCATTATTATTGTTATCTAGTTGCCATAGCCACACATCAGTGTTATTGATATTCTGTGTATTGATGTCAATCTGTTCATTGCTACTTGGAGTAGAAATTGTAAATGCACCTTGATTTAAAGTACCTTCTGAGAATCTAAAAAAGAAGCCAGTACCTGGGCTGCCAGCGCCATATCCGTCATCAGTGTATACACAAGCAATCTGATTACCTGCTTGAGGTGTTTCTTCATATATAAAACTTTGCCCGTTGAATGTTGTACTCGAAACTTCAAAGTTCATTGATCTACCAGCAACAATTGATGTAAAAGAATATACTGCTAAATTCGAATTAATAGCATTAAATCTGTATTGTGCTGTAGGAATATTGTAAATTGTTGCAGAGTCAGCAGGATTTCCAAATTGTTGTGTTTGAGGGAACGCGGCATTTAAAACTTTAATAAACTGGTCATACCAGTTAGTGTTACTTGGGTCATTCCAGCTGACAATTTGTCCTGACAAATTGCGGTTATTGCTGTCAAGAACGTCTTCAGTTGTTGAAACTGTACCAAACTTTAAAAGGCCACTGGCACTAATACTTCTACTAGGAACATAACTAACAAGTTGAGCTAGATTTAAAATACTTTGTCTACGTTCTGCTGTCTCAATAAAATTTTCACGAGCATTTAAGTCAACACGGAATGCAATATTTTGTCCAACAAACGCAATTAAATCAATAAGGGCAAGGTACTCAGAACTTTCAATATAATCATTAAAATCTTCAGGGAAATTTGTACGAATGTAATCAATCATTGTACGACGCAAGTTATCAAAGTCATAGCTTTGGAAGTCTGCGTTGCTTAAAGATTGATAAATTTTCTGCCAATCTTCTGCTAATAAAAGATTATTTTGTCGTTGTGTTGAACTCATATCTTGTCCTAATAACTGTATTTATTGGTTTAAATTAACTACGTACTTAATGCGGTAGATGTTATTCCGTTCGCTTGATCGAACTGTAATTGTATGTTTTCAGACAGGTTAAACTGTGTATATGTTAGTGTAAACTGTACTTGTATACCAGTATCATATGCTGTCAAGACAACATTGCTTGCTTGAACTCGCGGATCTGAATTAATAATTTGCGTAACATTTTCTGTCATCAATGCTTGTATTTGATCTGTTAATGGTTCAAAAAGTAAGTCCCAAATAATACAACCAATAGTCGGTTGCATTAGTCTTTCGCCCTGACGGATGTAAAAACTGTTAAGAAGGTCTTGCTTGATCAACTCATAGTCGTACAATGCAAAATTATTTGTATTTGTATTAACTGTACTGAATCCTCGGTACACCTGAGGTCCTGCTATATTAACGTTTGGTGTTGCTGGAATTGTTATTTTAGTGTAAATGCTTGCTGCCATATTAACCTCCGGTCGGCGGAACAAAGTCAAATGCATCAGTCGGTGTTGTATACTTACCTAGGTAAGTCGGTGATGCAGATGCGGCTGTTTTTCCTGCCTTTGTGTTTGTTGGTGTTACTGATTGTGGATCTAAGTTTTCGTGCCCGCCCCACGGTTCTGCTTGCGGAACACGGGTCGGAATTAATGCACTAGTTGCCGGGGTAGCCGCTGGTGAACTATTCATATAAATCTTGCTTGCTGTTTCAAGATGATTGCCGCTTGAGTTTATGTTAGTGTTACCACCCGATGCTGTTAAGTATCCGTTTGTACCAGCCTTAATATGGTATTCACCGACTGCTGTTGTATAGAAATTGTTTCCAGCATTTAGATTAATGTTGCCACCTGCGTTTAAATTAATATCTCTATCAGCAGTTACGTTGAAATCATTTGTAGTGTGAACACTAACACTATCATTAGCATAAATGTCTATTTTACCATTGCTCGTTAACTCGATCCAAGTTGTACCTTTAGAGTTGCCAATGTAAATTAAATCTTCACTGTTGTGTAAAAGAATTTGATGCCCAGTGCGCGTTCTAATACGAACTAATTCATTATGGGGAATTCCTACATCACCCGAATCGCCTCCAGCTGGCACGTATTCTGGCGGGCCATCACTTGCGGCAGCAGTTCGTATAAACTTATCGTTTCCGTCATCCATAACAAATGTAGTTCCGCCTAATCTGCTAACTGGTGCAACTTGTTGATTGGGTGGGACTCCGACTTTGTCACGAGGTTTGTCTGCGCCCTTATCAACTGGGCCAGGTGTAGACATCCCAAATACTAAACTTGGTACTTCTCTTCTTCCACTACTACTTGTAATGCCTCGGGTGTCATCAAATAACAAACCCTGTGTTGATAACACATCGGCCAACGGGTGTTGGGGTTTGTTAACTTTTGTTGGATTCTTGCTTGCATCAGTTGTAGTCTTATTAATAACTTTATTAAATTCAGCTACAGGAACTCTTCCTGGATTTCCTGCAGAATCTGTTTCAACTGTATCAGAAGTAAACTGCGTTGCGGCAATGCCCGGAATCATAAAATTTGTATAATCGTCTGGCACACATCCGATCCAGAATCCACGAGATGCATCACCGTTAACAAATATAACAAGGACAAATGTTCCTACGTCCGGAGGGACTCCCCAGAACCCGTAACTCTTTTGTGTGTTGTCATACCCTTCAACATTCTTAACAAAGTCACCACTTGTTTGCCCTGCAAACGGTGTCATCATTCTAACTTGAAAAACCTGACCTTCATAGTTGTTACTATTAACTTCTTTTAAAAGTTGAACTTGTAATCCACCCATGTAGTTTGGATCAAGGAAACCGACAACCCTTGCAAGTCTTGGTACTTCTGGGGCTGTTCCCGGATTGCCTGATGCTTTATCTAATGACATAAATTATGTTCCTGTATTCGCAACGTTCGATGTTGGATCGCCCGACTGTGCATTATTTTGTGCGGCAGTTGCTTGTTGATCTTTGTCTGCTTGAGCTTTAGTTGTCTTATCAGATGATATAGTTGTTTTTGGATCTGATTTTGCAGGTGCTTTTGTATCTTGCCCAGGTACTCTATATCCACTTAATACTTGTGTAAACTTGCCATCTTTAAATGTACTAACAACTTTTGTTAATTTATATAATCCACTGAATTGTTGTGCTCCTGCTTGACTAGCAAACGTGTACAATCCTGAGGTAGGATTAATGTCCGATGCTGTTCTAAAATTAATTATAATATTAACTTCTGCCGCTTGGTAATTAATGTCACCGTCTTTAGTAACGTTTAGCGAATCACCCTTTGCTGTATAATTTCCCGTACCACTATTTCCAATATAATACGGATCACCGACAATCGTCATATCACAGTTTATCATGTCATACGGCTCGCACAATGCTTCGTGAAATAAATTAGCGGCACGACTTACTTCAGTTTCACCTCGTGTGCCAGTTGCATTATCTTTCGCATTTCCAGTATTAGCATACTTTGAACTAGTTGCGGCGCCTGCACCTGCACCATTAGCTACTGCTTGGCCGCCATTAACTACATCAACATTCGGCTGATTGGCAGCTTTAGTTGCATCACTAGTTGGCGCATTTTGTTTTTTTGCAACCACGTCTTGGTTCTTTTGAAAATTGTCAGATGCAAACATCGAAATGAAATTATTTTTAATATTAATGTCAAATGCAAGCACTTCTGAGTTCTTACCAGAATAGATATAGTTGTAAACTTTAGGTGCAGTTTTCTTTCGGTTAGCTACGCCCGGTGTTCCTGCTCCTGGTGCAAGTAATTTACTAACACTTGCACCGTATGGAACTACTCGATAAACAATAACTTTTGGCAACAGTCCTGTTGAGGTCTCGTTATTTTTTGATGCAATGTGATAAACTTGTGTATCAACACGCCACCATGGTCTCATTCCGTTTGAATCTATTTGTGATGCATCTAATGCTTTAACAGCATATTCACTCATCATAATAACTCTATTAATAATATCAATAGCTGTTGTGTTATGAGCAAATTGAAACTCTGTAACCTTAGGATTTGCTTGTACGCTTGCTTGAGTCCACGTGTCAGAAGATGCATCATATACTTGTGCCGCAGACGGAAATGGCCTTGTGCCAGTTCTTGCAGTATCAAATCCTACCTTTGCTTGTCCAACAACATTAACATTTTTAGGATCTTGTGAAACCCCAACACCATCAACACTTGATGCTGTTACCCCAAGTTGTTTTAATAACTTAGGATCTATAAACTGGTTGCCACTAGTAGTTGTAGTGTTTGAAGTTGCAGACGGCTTTACTAAACTCGATTGCCCTTGTGCGCTGGCAGAACTTATATCAGTCGGCAATAAGATTATTATCTTATCTACATCCTTCATAAGACCTTTTGCTTTCTGATCAATGAATATTCGATTTAAGTTTGATTGTAAACTGTTTGGTCCACTTTGTAATACTTCTTGGACAGTTTCACCTTGGATACTAATAGAATCTTTTGCTTGAACATAGCTATCTAACATTGCTTCAGCATTAGCTACATATCCTTGAACATGATAAGAAGAACCTGCATGGGTTACTTTCATGTCAACTTTTGTTAATTTAATAGGAATGTACTTTGTCTGTGCAATATTCGCCATTGTACCTGTTTCAGTGTTTCCTCTAAATTGAACTACAATCAAATAGGTAGCATCATTATAATTTTTATAGCCTTGTTTATATGCGGCTGTTTGAATCGATTGTACAAACCCACCCATGCTATACGGTTCTACTACAGTAAAATCTACCGTTAAGTTATTTGTATTACCTGATTCTTTATCAAATCCAAACGACGAAGTGATATCTAGCCCAGTCATATAATAATCAGGCGACTTACCTGTCATATATGCATCTTTAAAAACATAGTTTGAAATTTTTCCTGCAATGTATGACGACAACGGATAATTCTTTTCATCCGGACTTAAACATGCGAAACTTAGCAAGTAGTCATATGATGCATACGTGCTTAAAATATTTGGTTGTGGTAGTTTAATGCTACCTGATGCTTTGCCGCCGAAGAAACTACTTACTAAATTTCCTAAGCCTCCGAACAAACCAGATGCAGGCCCTGTAGTAGCAGATTGGCTTGTTGATCCGCTACTAGTAGTGGCACCATTGCTGCCGCTACTTCCGGCTATACTAGAGATAGTGTTACTTGCGGCTTGTGCATCCGATACTGCTGAACTTATTAAGTCACCCATTGAATTAAATTCCTAATGCTTGTGTTAATTCGCTCAACTTACAAATATAAATCTGTGTTCCTGGAACAAAATCTAAAATAGGATCTTGTAATACGTCTAAATTTCGTTGTATAAAAACCCACCATAGACCTGCATCGCCATACAAGTCATATGCTAATAGATCTGGTCTGTACATATACTGGGGTTGAATAGTGTACAAGAAATCAGATGCGCTCGAACTTACAGCTCTGATATTTAAAACATCTAAGTAATTCCCTACAAGCTGTGTAGTATAATATGGGGAAGTGTTTGAATAGGTTGCTGTCATTTTAGATGTATCCTGGTTTGCTACTTAAATATCCGCCGCCAACAAATCTATCAAGACTAAATTTAACTGCTGTTTGTCTTGAATACATTGGCTGTAATTTAATTTGCATAGTACTCTTTGTTGGCACATGTGTTACTCCGCCACTGGTAGAGCCGCCTAATCCTAAACTGCCTGCAAGGCCTGCAATGGCTCCAACGCCTCCAGCAATAGCACTAATGCCTCCGGTGATATCTGATAAGCCAGGAACTGCTCCGCCCAATGCTCCGCCGATGCTATCTGACAGCCCGCCAATCGAATCACTAATTCCCTGGATGGCTCCCGACATGCTTCCAACTACCGGAACTCCGATATAGTCACAATCCTTTGGCAATGTCATACTAAATTCAACAACTGCCACAGGCACGTTTGCAAAAACATAGTTTCCATAACCATTTAAGTAAACGATTGGTGGAGGGTTTCCAGCTTTTGGGTCAGATCCTGCAAACATTTTTGTCATACTTCTTAAATAATGAACAGCGGCGACCCAATATAAACCTTGAGTTTGATCTTCAACGTTCATAGGAGCTGTAATTGTAATCTGTCCAGGTTCGCTGTGCTGGTATGCTTGGAAATTATAGTTTGTATGAACTAAATTCATAGGAGTATATTTCGCAGAACTACTAAACGAAATCTCTGGAGTATATGGGAAAATCATTCCGCCTGCACTTTTTAACGGTGCAAGTGCTGGACT